ATATCAAAAAGATGTTTCACGGAGGAGTGGGATTATTGAGAGGGGGAATTTCTAAAGTTTCAACAGCAATGAGAGCCGTTGCGAACGGCGGAATTAGGGGATTGAAGGCCGCCATAATGGGGGGCATGCCAGGAGTTGGACAGGTCATTTTTGCGGCGTTGGACGGTGTCTTTGGTGCGGTGAGCGGATTCAGCAACACTGGAAAACATTTCGAAGGCGTTATGAAGGCCATGGGCAAGTCCACAAAGGACATGACATGGGGGATGTATGCGTCATCCACGGTTGCCGGAGCCCTCGTCGGAATTCTTGACGGCTTGACATTCGGAATGCTTAGCCTGACTGGGGTCACAGAGTGGCTGAATCAGACCTTGTCTTTGGTTCTCTACACCTTGTTCAGTTTCGTAGAAGGAATCATAGAAGGAATTATGGTTCCATTTGAGGCGGTGTGGAGTGCTTTCAAATACATAGGGGCTCAGTTCAAGAGCATTGGCGATTCATTGCTGGGTGTTTTCAACTCAATTGCCGGGCTGTTCGGTGCCGAAGCGGGCAATTGGAGTGAGGCTTTTGCAATGATTTATCCTTGGCTCAAGGCAATAGGAAAGGTTATCGGAATGGTGATTGGAATGCCGCTTGCGGGATTCCTGTGGTTGGTCGTAAAGGCGATAAGCGCACTGCTTGTCCCGATACAGATGTTCATAAATGCGATAGCTGGCATTTTCAAGATATTTTCTGCCGTGATAGACTTCTTCAAGGACATTTTCAAAGGAAATATAAGAAAGGCGTTCCGAAATCTTGGCTCCGCAATATTGAGTGCTGTCTACGGCGTTTTTAAGCCCATAATAGATTTCATGTGGAGTATAGGTCAGGATCTTCTCGCCCCCATAAAAAAGTTCTTCGGCGGGATTCCCAAGGGAATTTACGACTGGATTTACAAAGCGGCAGGAAAAGTAGGAGCCCAATGGCTTCTTGACATGCTTTTTGGAAAGAACGAATCTGCAGGTGCTGGCAAGGCCAAGGCGGCGTCTTCAAAGGGTGCGGCTGGTGCGGTGCGTCAGACCCCCACCCAGCAAGTTGAGGCGCGGACGGGCAGAAGTCTTGAGCAGGCAACGGCAGATGCTTATGGGGCTCCTACGGCAAGAAGGGCGGTCGTGCCTGCCGGAGGCATGCCGACGAATGCGGCGGCCGCGGCGTCTCATTCTGTGGAGAGGGCGTCTGCATCGGTCGCGACTCCGGTTGGCCATCATGCGGTGCCGGCCGCAAGACCAAGCCAGGGCGAGGACGTAGGGTCGGTGCAGCCAGTCCACCTCAGGGACATAACTGGATCGGTACTGCGGGACAGGGCAGGGACTTCGGGAACGGGCAGGGTGCAGAGCGACGAACTTTCAAGGATAGAGCAAGCATCATTCAGACAGGTAGAGGAGCTTGAGCAGATACGTCAAGGGATAAGCGATATGGTCGCTCTTCTGAAGCCCAAGGGGGGCAGTGTCGGCGGATCAGATGAAACAGGGGCGGGCGGCACCAAAGACCCCAGAAGACCCTTGCACGCGGCAAGGTTCGGAAAGATGAAGTACGGAAAAGTTGGAGGAAACGCCAACAGAAGCCTAGTCAATAACGGAGAGTCCTGATGCCTGCCGCAACGATACCGGGTGGAAATTTAAAACCAATAGACAACTGCTATGTCATAATTCCTATAATGGATGGCGAGTTTGTATTGACATTCAACAATCTGCCTGACATAACGGACGCAAAATCCGCATCTTATAATGACGAGGTTGTGATAGGAAGGGCATCTCCCATAAAGACCTATTCTCAATCAGACAACAGAACTATATCAATGCAAATGCACATGATAGTCTCCGCTCCAGGTGACATTCAGTATAACCTTGCTTGTTTGAGAGCCATACAAAGTGCAACCTATCCTAGAGATGGGGCGAATGGAGCTCCTTTTGTTCCTCCTCCTGTGTGCAGGATCAAATGTGGAAAACTACTTTCAAACCAAGGAGAGTTGTGCGTTATTTTGAAAAACTATTCCGTAAAATTCCCCACGGAGGTCTCTTGGGACGAGAGCACTTTTGTTCCGTTTAAGTTTGATATAGACACGAACTGGGATGTGGTTTACAAGAGCTCGGATCTTCCTGGGCAGGATAGAATTTTTACACTAGGCAAGTAAACATGGCCAATAAAATTGATTTTACGGACATCAAACCATCGACTTTTGTCACAAGATTGAGCAGATATGCATCAAGCAGAGTCATCTATTATTCAGACGAGAAAATTATTACATTTGAAACCTACAAAAGAAAAAAATACAAAGAGTCAAGCGGCGACAAGGTGGCCGTCATACCACCGGGAATGGAATATAGGCCTGATCTTGTTTCCAAGGAGAGGTACGGGATTCCCGATTTTTGGTGGAAGATAATGGAGGCCAACAGCATCAAGGACATTATGGACTTCAAGGCTGGAAGGACGATCATCCTCCCGGAGAATGTATATGTCTAATTGCCTTGCTGGCTGCATAGCTGATCATCTCTGCGGAACTCTTCAGCTCCCTGGACCGGCAGGAGACCAGGCAGAAAGCTTTGCTCCTTGGGTTTGGGTTAAAATCGGCGAAGGAGGCGAATCCGGCGAATCCATAACTGTGGGCAACGAATCCTTTTCTGCAAATCCCAACACCGCATGCATAAAGTCGTTTGAGGCGGGATGGATAGACATGCCTCAAATTTCCGTGGAAATAATGGATGAGGCCGGAGGGAAATTGGGGGCGTTGCTGGATTCTGTGCGGAAGTGCACGAATGAGGTCGGAATCGGGACGAAAATAACATGTCAGTTTGGATGGATAATTGCGACCTGCGAGGGCGCAAAAAGAGTAATAGAATCGGAAACATTTGAAGCTCAGATTCTTGAACTAGAGACAAGTTACAGCGAAGGAAAGATGAAGCACAGGTTGAAGTGTGGCTCATTGAACGCTTCGGTGGAGATGATGAGACAGAACAATACAAGGGGCGAAGACGACAAGAAAGTAACTCTAGAACAAGCAATAGAAAATATATGTGCTTTGCCTCCAACAATTAGAGTCAGATATTGCCAGCTACAATCTGATGGCTCGCTAAAGGATGTCAAATTCAAATGGCGTAATTTTTCAGAGGGAGGTCCGCTCGGAAACTGGCAGGCCGATCAACAGAACAGGCTTTCCGCGATAACGAAATGGCTCGCCCCCTACAGAATAGACGATGGAACAGAATGGGGCAAAGGAATCGTGATTATGTGGGAATCAACGAAATACAATGAGCTAATACTGCTACAAGATCCGACGTCCAATCCGGGAGAGTCTAAAAATTGTGGCGGAAATACATTCGGCACATACATCGTCAACGGGGGCAAATGCAGCTCGGTAATTGAGTTCACGCCCTCCTTTAACTGGACGCGGGCGGTTGGAGGGTTTAGCTCGGGTGGTGGAACTTCTGGTCCGGCAAAGACAAACAACAACTTTATCAAAAATGTAAAACCCGAAAACCAACAAAAAGATCACGGCGAGGCTGCTGGCATGCAGCAAGAAACTACCATAACCCAGCAGGCATGGGATGCCTACGGCCCTTCAAACGCCTATGGCGAGACGATGAAATCCGAAATAGCCCATGTAAAGGCGGGAAGGGTTACTGCAGTACTTGCAAATGCCATACAAGCAGACCTCAGAATATTAGGCGATCCGAGACCGCAATTCTGTAGGCTTCCGGCATGCCAGAATATATCCATTGTAGCGATAAACCCCTTTCATCTGCAGGGAGGATCAAACGGCGGCTGCGGGGACTGGCTTTCCGAACCCCAGTGCAATGAAATCCTGAGCAGCAACCTGTGGATGGTAGAGGGAATAAATCATTCTATAAAAGAAGGTTCGTACACAACTACATTAAAATTAAGGCTTGACTCGCCGGGAATCGATGCAAGTAAGGATTCGCCGCTGGGCGGCGAGGGATCAAACGGATACACGCCGAAAAACAATTGTAAATAATAAAAATGGCAGAAAACACAGTAAGAACATCTCCGACCGCATCCATACCTGAAAATCTCCAGATACTAGAGCAGAGAATTGCTCAGGTAGAAGAGCGTTTTTCTGAAATGGGCTATACAGTTGTTGGACTTGTAAAAAGTGAAATAAAACAGGACTGGAAAACCCCTGCACAGCAAGAGACCATTTATGGGATGCATACGGCCATATGCATAGAGACCATAGATCCATGGAAGCAAGGCAGAGTCAGGTATTTCAGCCCCTTGCAACACATGCAGGAGGCTCCGGTCAAGTCGCTCCCTTGGGCCTATCCTATCTCCAGCCAGGGAGGATTCGACGACTGCGGATGCACCTGGGTTCCGCCAGCGGGTTCCAAGCTCTGTCTCATATTCGAGGCTGGAAACAGGCAGTGGCCGTATTACCTTGGGACGACATGGGATAGGGACAGAACTGGAGGGTGGAACTACCCTGTTCCGGAGTATGAAAAGATACACAGAGGTCACAGGGGAGGATATCTCGTAGGAAAGGACGAGACACAAGTTTTCCCTCCATGGAACACCGAGAATTATAACGGATATGACATTGATTCTATCAGCGAGTTTGAAAACGATCCCGAGGCAAGGAACAAGATAACCTATCCGAACATCTACGGATGGAAGACGCCTCAGAAGCACATGATCAAGATGGTCGACGGAAATTACAAATGCAATTTCCGATGGCAGAGGCTAGAGATAAAGTCCTCGCAGGGAAACCATCTGATATTCAAGGACGACAGGGTTCACCCATCGGCGCAATGGGCTCATCCCGACTGCGGTTGTGGAAGCGGCGACCTGAGCAAGTGCAACGAGGGCGACGAGCCAATAGAGAAGGTGGAGAACTGCCCGACGCAGGCACAGGGGGACAACACGCCCGTTGCTCCTGCGGTCATGATGATCGGCAGTGGGAAGGCGAACGAGCAGGCTAGCCAGAGCGGGAGTGCGGAAGGGCAGTGTTCTAACCCCTACTTCAAGCACCGCAGCGAATGCCGGCCCTATTCGGGGCCCGGCAATCCCCAGAACAACAAGGTGGACAAAACCACACTGCCCCAGTCCGGCATCCAGATGACATCATTGAGCGGACACACCTTCTGGATGGATGATTCTGTAAAGGAGCCAAGGGGAAAGAACAACTGGGAGAAGGGCATCCAGCCGTTTGACTACGGATGCGACGAGGTTTTCAAGGGCAAGTCGGTGTGGAAGTCCGCTCACGGCCACCAGATGATGATGAGCGATGTGGAGCCAGATGGAACTCCCAACGGAAGAAGCGCCGAGAACTTCATCAGAATACTCACCGCCACGGGCAACCGGTTTGAGATGAACGACGACACCAAGGGAAAGTCGTGCAGGGCCGGACCGAGAAGGGGAATAGAACTCCACAGCACTTCCAATCACATGATTCAGATGGTCGACGAGAACAACGACCAGTGCAATCTCAATCGTCGAGAAGGCGGAGTCCCTGAAAACAAGGCGACGGACGCCTTCATCAAGATAAGGACGGGATATGGTCTTGAAATGATGATGGCCGATGACAACAGTCAGAGGAACTGCCAAACCCAGTACATACAGATAACAGCACCCCAGAAGGGGCAGGATGACGCCGAGGGAGCGTGCTGCGGACCCCATTTCATCAGGATGCAGGAAAGCATGAACTGCGGCTACATCTTCGTAAGAGCAGGCGGCGATTACATGTGCATGACCGAAGGAGACCACATCACGGTGGTGGGAGTCGGCGAAACCACACCCAAGGACGACTTCTGTAAAGGGGGGTGTCTCGGTCCGAGAAACTGGTTTACGGCGGTTTCCAAGCACTCCGTGCATTGGTCGTGCAATTTCTATTTCAACAAGTCCGAGATAGCGGCGTTCCTGGCCGACAAGATAATACTTCTTATGGCCGGAAAGGACTGTCCTCCCCCTCCCGATTCTCCCACTGGCGAGTGCGGGCCGTGCGTGGGTCCAGTGGCTGTACTGCTAGGCGATCCCAAGACCAAAACCGGCAGGCTCGTGGCTAGCGACAGAGTATTCGCTTCGGCGTCGCAGGAGGCTCCGTGCATTTCAATATTTAACCTAAATCCGTTCACCAAGTGCGGAGGAGTTAACTGCAAATGAACTTTCTAGGAGCTCCATACCCAATAATTAGCCACCCGCTAGGCATGCTCAGGACGCAGAGGGGGATTAACCAGGTCAAATCAGACCTCCTGGTGCTTCTTTTGACGGAGCCGGGGGAGCGGGTTATGTTGCCGGAATTCGGAACCCCCCTTAAGAAGTTCCTGTTCGAGCCGAGCACCTCCTCGCTCGTGGATTCCGTAAAAGACGCGATTTCTAACTCTATAAAGACATGGGAACCGAGGATAGCGGTGTCACAGATAGAGGTGACCAACTCGGCGGACTCCATAGAACAGTCGCTGGATCCCGACGACAGGAAAGAAGACGTCGGTCACATACTGCTCATAAGGATACTTTTCACAGATTTTGACAACATACAGCAGGTTCAAGAACTCAAGTTAGAGGTTCCCCTCGGAGGATGAAATGCAGAACAACTGCCCTTTTGAAATAAAGCCGTACGCAAATTCCAACACGATAAAGAACGACAAGGTATCAAGTCTGAACTACACCAACCAGGACTTCTGGTCAATGAAGACCAGGCTTGTTCAGTTCATACAGGAGAGATTCGGCGACAACGGAACCGTCCTACCCAACACATTTAACGATTTGGTTGAAGGATCCATAGCGATAATGCTCATGGAGAACTGGGCGTTCATCGCTGACACCTTGTCCTTCAAGATGGATCAGATGGTCAACGAACTCTTCATAGACACAGTCACGGAGCCGGACAATGCCTTCAGAATATGCCAGCTCGTGGGGTTCAAGCCCACTCCACCGATACCAGCAAGCTCCATGTGGACTGCAACGATAAATTCCCCCCTATCATCCGACTTGGTTATAGATGCGCCGGTTTCAATAGACATAGCGACGGATGATGGACTGATAGGGATAGAACTGTTCCCAGCCGACTCCAAGAATAACCCAGTGTTTGACCAGGACATAGTCGTACCTGCTGGAATGACCATCAACTCATCCATAGTGGGGCTGGAGGGCAGGACCTTCACGGACAACTTCACAGGGACAGGACAGACATTGCAGTCCGTGTTCACCTCCAAGTCCTCGGTCATTTACGATTCAATAAGCGTCAGGGTTGACGGAATACTATGGGAACGCGTGGACTACTTCAGCGACTCCCAGCCGAGGAGGGAGTACCGGGTGGAGTTTGACTCGTCCTACAGGGCATACATCATGTTCGGCAACAACAGAGCTGGACTGAGTCCCGCACAGGGATCCCAGATAGAGGTCAGGGCCAGGACCGGCGGGGGTACAAGGGGCAACATAGTGACGGGTTATGTGGAGTACCAGAGCCAGGCTCAGATCTTCGGCATAAGCTCCAACATACCGGTCACCTTCAAGAACTACACAAAGGGCGACTTCGGATACGACGGCGACACCATAGAGGACATAAGAAGAAAGCTTCCGTTCTACCTCAGGACGCAAGACAGAGCTGTGACGGGGCTGGACTACAAGCACCTCACCGACCAGTTCGTCACGCCGTACCACGGGCAGATAGGCAAGTCCACCGCCGCCCTGAGAAACCACGGCTGTGCGGGCAACGTCGTGGACATCTACATACTTGCCAGGGACGGAAGCAACGGACTCCAGGAGGCCAATGACAGCCTCAAGGCCGAACTAGCGGAGATGCTGGAATTGAAGAAGATGATAACTGATTACATCTGCATAAAGGATGGAAGCGTCATAGAATCGGACATCAGCATAGAGGTGACTCTTTCAAGGATAAACAAAAAATTTGAGCAGGAGATAAGAACCGCCATAGCGGGAAAGGTAGAGGACTTCTTCTCGCTGTCCAACTGGGAGTACGGACAGGAGTTGAGGGACAGCGACCTGATCAAGGCTCTTGCCCCGGTGAAGCAGGCAGACGGATTCGACATCGTGTTCACCACCGACGATCCGGAAAATTCGGGATCCGCCGTTAGAACCAAGTTCTTTCGGATAATAAGGCCAGGTCAGGTAGAAATAGCGTTCATGTACGAGTGAAAAATGAAAACAGTAGGCACAGACAAAGACATAACGATAGCAGACGATCTGAAATTTATCCTTGAAACAAGGGACGGAAGAGACTGTCTGCACACACCCTACCAGATCACGAGCGTGACCGTATATTTCGTCTCCAGGGAGTTCACCGACACCTCGGTCTCCGAATATCAGAAGGATTTCCGCAGGAAAGACCTTCTGGAGAGGTACGAACAGGTCAAAAAATCCCTTTGTCTTAGGTTCAAGAACAATGTCAGGGTCGCAACAAACTCGCAAACGACCTTGTCAGGACTTCAGACGATAGATGGAATAAGTCTTTCGGAAGGGGACAGGGTTCTAGTGAAGAGCCAGACCAGCCCAACCGAAAATGGCATATATTCAGCAAAAAATGGATCATGGAGCCGTTCCGACGACGCATCCGAATCCTCGCAGGTCGTCTCTGGGATGTATCTCTTCGTGGACGAAGGCATCCAGAACATAGGGTCGGGATGGATGCTTCAGGAGGAGTCCGATGTGGCTCTTGGAGACACGCCGCTTGTTTTCATCAAATTCTCGGAGAACGGATCGCCGGCATCCCCGGACGAGAACTCGGCCAGCCTCCTTGCATCCTTGAAGACCCAGATAGAGCAATCCAAGTTCAGTTCAAATTTCTTCTACAAGGACGCAGATCCCGTGAAGGTTTTCGGGGGTTCCGTAGATCCCGAGACCGGAGAACTTTATCCAGCATGGCTTAATCCGGACATGGTTCCACCAGAACTAAGATCAAAGGTGATCTCGGACAACATGCTGTTTCAGCATGAGGAAGACGGGGAGTTAGTCGAGGGCAAGTTCGTTCTGGAATGGAATCCAGCGGGATGCAGGGAGGGCGACTACTTTGTCTGCTGGTCGTGGATGCCCAATCTTGCCGGGGACGTTCTTTCCGCCCACATCGGCTTTTCACTTGAGGGAAACGGGTCGCTCACAGCCAGCATACCCACCCACGCCACGAGTCCGAACAAGTACGAAACCCTCATGGATCGCTATCTGCCGGAGATGTTCAAGACGGTCATTTCCGAAGCGGACATAAGTCCAGTTGTCATCAAGGGACTCAACGAATCCGTAGCTGCCGGATTCACCTCCGTGGAGAACATGGCGAACCAGATAATAGACTTGCTGGATGCGAACGCAACCCATGAGCAGTTCCTTCCCCTTCTTTCAAACTTCTTCAATCTCCGCCTCAAATCGTCCGATCCCACATTGTGGAGGAGGCAGATAAAGAAGGCTATCCCGAACTTCAAGAAGAAGGGGAGCGTATCCGGACTGAAGGAGGCTCTGGGCGACATAGGGATGAAGTTTCTGAAGCTGACACGTATGTGGCAGGTGGTCTCGGACTACACCCACCAGGAACACTTTGACTTCGCCGGCTCTAATGTCTTTGATCTCTCCAAAACCGCGCTACTTCCGACCGATTCCAATTTCAAGGTGTGGCGCAGAAACAAAAACCAAGATTCATGGTCGGAAGCAAATGACTCAAATTATCAGTGGAGCCAGGGGCGGGTGACCTGGGTCGGTCCGGCTCTGGAAGAAGGGGATTCCATAAGAGTTCTCTACAAGACGGCTCCAATACCCGCCGGGCAGCAGAGCAAGGAAAATTACATAAGAAACCTGCCGCTGATGGACGACCGGGACGAGAGGGATCAGGAATATCCTACGAAAAATTGGAATGTCCACCTCCTGGAGGAGGACGATCCGATGTTCGATGTCATCGTCCCCGTGCGCCACCCGCTTGCTGATCCCACGATGTGGGGGAGGGTCAGAACTGAATTCCCCTACAGCGAAAACGCTTACAACATGGATGAATACAACGGTTCCAAGAGGGAAAGTCTGATTCCGTGCGACATAGACAAGGAGTTTGTGGACTCGTGCGGAAGGTGCCAGAGCAGCAAGTTTTCGCTTGACCTTGAGGCGGAAGCCTTCAGCGACGAGAGTTTTGATGAGGCGAGGCAAATAACGGAGGAGTACATGCCTTTCCATTCAGTTGTCCACGCATTCAATGTGAGCGGGGGGCTGAACGAGTTTGTTGAGCCCGCCACTGAAAAAATAGAGACGCTTCTTTCTTTCTTCGGGGACGAATACACGCTTGCCGGAGAGGCGCAGAACATATTCAGCAGGAACATGGACAGAGATCAGATGTTAAATGTCAAAAGAAGTCTTCTGGCCGATTTTGAGGTCGTTGCCGAAGAATCGGGAACGATAAGCAATCAGAGGGTGTGCCTGTACCCTTCTGCCCCGAACTCCGAATCGTTCCTCTCCGACGGAGACAGAAGGGGAACAACTCAGGGATTTGACGCTCTGAACGTGAATACCTCGTTAGTCGGTTCGGGAGCTTTCGACAACAGTAATCTGCTAGAAATACTCGGGTCGTCCACGACCTACGGAACCCTTTCGTCCATAGACGGAGACAGGGCGGTCATGGCCGGAACGGTAAGCTCACAGATGGTGGGGCCGACGTTCGAGTACAGAGTGTCAAACAAAATTGCGGACATGGTCGTGGACATAGAGCAAGCAGATCAGCTTATGCTGAACGACCCAAACACCGATTTTTCGATGTTTGACATATCCACACAGAGGGATGTTGATGCCGGGGTGGCGGCCGCTCCCGTATGGAGGGTAAGGCACGCGAGTTCGCAATACATCGTGCATGACATGCTTCCGGACGGAACTCTGCTTCTGACCTATGAATCGCCAGCCAGTGCGGTGGTCGGCTGGCAGCTTCTCAAAGACGGAACATTGATGAAATTCTCGCCTTCGGGTTCCCTGACGACATTGAATTACGGCATGGTCAGCGTCGTGTCGCCTTCTGCCGTGGAAGGACTCAGGGCGGGCGACTATCTCTATTTGAATTGGAACTCTTCCACAGAGAGGTATAGGATAAAGTCCTTCAGCAGCGTCAATGGCGATGTCTTTTACATAGAGGGCTACCAGGGCGGTTCCGTCGGAGGGGAGGCTGCAAAGGCCTACAGAAGAGTACTTGACAGGAAGGTCGGAAGATTGGGCTACGAGGGAATCGTCCTTGTGGCGGGGGGCGACCTAGAGACATCTCTGCCAGTGTCCAACGGATCGGGAAACACATCGCAGTCCGTCAATTCCGGCGACATAAAGGAGAACTACCTCGTTATAATTGACGGGAAATACTATTCTATAACGGACATAGACCGTTCCACGCTTGTTTTGAACGGGCCTCATGAAGAATGGGGCGTGTCTGGCCAGAACGTGGATTTTTCGGTGTATAAGTTTGAAAAGAAGGTTCTGGAGGTTCCTAAAAGGGAGCATCCTCCGGTGCCGGGACACATATTCAACTCCGTGGACCGCTCGGGGGGCGTGATCCTCTCGGGGACGGAGGCCGACGTTCACTTCACTGCCATGGCTCTCAACTCCATGGGGGGAGGGAGCCAGGGATCCGTTGATTTTTTGTCCCAGAATGAATCAATAGACTTTGAAATAGAATACAAGGAATAGCGAGGAAAGAAAATGGAAGAATCACAGGCATGCAGGGGCGATGTACAGATGGTTATCGGGTACGAGGACGGCACGAGCGATGTTCTGGAGTTTCGCAACGCCATTCTGAAGAAGGGCAGGGAGGCGCTGGCTCTGTCGCTTGCCAACAGAATCGGCTCCGACTTTGACTTCTTTGTCAACAGGATGCTCTTCGGAGACGGAGGAACCACGGGCTCGGCTCCGAAGGTGGTTCAGCCCGACAGGAACGGCCTGTTCGGAACGACGAGGGTATCCAAGCCCGTCGTGGCAAACATAGACGTCAACAACGAATCCCAGGTGATATTCACATCCGTGGTGGGCTTCGGCGAGGGAAACGGTTTCAATCTCAATGAGATGGCTCTTCAGATGCAGAACGGCGACCTGTACAGCATGGCGACCTTCCCTGGCATATCCAAGACGCAGCAGATGCAGCTGACCTTCAACTGGCGCATTTCGTTCCTCTGAAAACGCCGTCCCGGTAGCGTAAATAGATTGCCATCCGGCTCCAGACCCCAAGAGACACGAGGATTGAAATGCCAGACATCCAAAGCATACCCGAGGTTCTTTACCAGGCAGATCAGCCCTACCATGTCCACTATGACAATCTGCCCCTGAGGAACATCTTGGACAGGATCGGTCTTGTCAACATACAGGTTGACACAAACACCGACATTCTTCGTGGGGCATCCGGAAGTGCCGGATCGCTCAATGCCAGGCTTGACAAGTCTCTAGACGATGCCGGGGACATCAAGGCCGACGCGGTGAACAATGCCAACCACAGCATAGCAAGCCATGCTGACGGCGACGGTTTCGTCCGAATGACAGACGAGGAGCGAGCCAAACTGGATGGCGTCCGAAGCGAGGCGAACAAGCTTGAGATAGAGATCGAGGGTTCCGGCGATTTTTTTACCGTCCCTCCCGCCGGAAGCAACGGAATCTTGCGTATCAGGAAGTCTTCCACGATATTCATGGAGTTTCAGAGTCCGGACACGGTTCGCCTGCATTCCGTATTTCCTCCCGACGCGGCCCACAGGCACAGTTGCGATCTCATCCCCGCATACGATGTTCCGTCAGGCCCCTCGTACAGAAACTACAGAACCACTGCGGTGAACACGCCCTTCGTGGAGGGGTCGCTCAGGGTCTATGTGAACGGAGCGAGAATAACAAAGGTTCCCGTAAAAGTCCTAAGCTATTCGGCCTCTTCTGTGACCGTGCCCAATTCGGGAGGCATTGTTGTTTTCCCTTCATCGGCATGGGTCGGCACATATATAGAATCGGAGAGCCCTGAAGGCGGCACTTTTAGGCTCAACAGGTCTATCTCGCCGAGCGATGTGATAAGGATAGATTTTGACGAGATGATTCTCCCGCCGTCCACTTTAGAAATTCAAACATGGCCGATAATTTATTCAAAAATCACGGCAAATAACAAAACGACATATTGCTGGGCTGTACAGGCCATCGCACCGTCTGGATATTTAATACGGTATCAGTGGCAGTTTTCTGATAATGGTGGCTCAACATGGACGGATTGGTCAGACGCAACTCTTAATACACCTTCTGGTAGCTTGCCTGACGGGACAGTTTTTGGAGGCGGTTCTTGGGTCATATCCGGCTCTAAAGCCGCAATTTTTACAATAGTGAAAAGCGGAGATGTTTCGTCGCCTCCATCGGGCAGGAAATACAGAGTGGAACTTTCTTCTCAAGGCCTTTCCACTGTATGGGCTTACGAGAAAAACAATTCGGTCGGAAGTTCAAGTTCAAGCTCAAGTTGAGAGGACAGATGTACAGGGGAAGCAGGGAAATAGATATTAACTTCGTGATTCTGTCGCCTGATCCCAACATAGGCCGCCTGAAGGGTACTGTCAGGTCAATCAAGAATAACTACAAAGAAGACGCGAACATCGTCTGTTCTGTGAGAAAGGACATCAAGAAACCACAGTTGGACGAGATGAACGAGGTTTGTCCGGCGTTCAAGGGAGGCGAGACGATCACGTCCCTCATAAACAACGGCATCAAGAATTCCAAGCCGGGCTGGACGATGTTGATAATGGAGGGTGCGTGGCTTCCAAGAAGCGTTCAGTACAGATATTCAAGTTGGATGGAAAAGAACACCGACATCCTTTTCCCCATAGTGATGAGCTATGACAAGGAAGGGATTCCGACGAAAATCTACAACACATTCGCGGAATGCACCTTGAATGGAATCATGATAGACAGAGATTTTTTCTTGAAAGTGGGTAAACTTTCTGAAAATCCCCTGACGACATCACGCGAATTCTGGTCGTTTGAGGCGACGGATAAGGGAGCCACATTCAAGGCCATACTCGGGATAAAAATCTGCTAGTCGCCGAGGTTGAAGAATCGCCATCTGTTTTCGAAGTTGATGAAAGTGTCTCCGTCTATGTGCGACAGGTATTCCTTAACCTCGTCCCATGTAGAAAAGAACATGCTGTGGGGCAGTGTCCCGAATAGCCAGTCGGGGGTTTGATTCTTTCCTTGCTCCATCCTTATCAGAACCGGCTTCTTGGAGCGGTTGGCCAGGAATATCTCCTCAAGGGTTCCGCAGGGATGGGTGTTAAGATCTAGATTGACTATAAGAAAATCGCTTATGTCAACGAGCCTTAGATCCACTGCCCGGATGGTCTTCATCATATTGGAGAGCTCGTCGTATTTCTTGCTCTGCTTCAGGAGATTCTTCACCTGGTGGGTTGTGTCGTCCTCGGCTCCGAGGTCCCCCGGCTTGTTGAGCGGGTTGAATACGACCACCCCGAGGTCTTTCAAGAAGGGAGTTATGCTGTCCCTCCATCCGAACCCCCTGTCCGCCACCCGATCCATGGCTCCGGCAAGGTAAACGCGCTGATTTCTGAGTCTGTTCATGTTTTTTGGAGGTTTTTTCTCTAATAGGCTAGACAATACCCATCGGAGCAAAAAATGTCAAGTGAAATTTACAAGCGAGCCTGCGATCTTGTTGAATCCAGGCCGGTCTGTTCTAGGCATACTTTCTACCAGTTGAAGCATTTCGTACTTGGAAAGGAACTCACCACACAGGCCAAAATGCAGAAGTGTCTTCGCGAGATAGATGCCCGAAAAGGCTCCATGAAATCAATGATTTTAGGCATCGAGGATGCCGAGGACGAGCTGAAAATGCTAGGGCTCAAAATAGCTCTTTTGGAAAAAAAGAAAGAGAAAAATGAACTACATAAGGAGTACAAAGCCATTCAGAAAAGGAAACTTTCCCGTAAAAAGGCCGTCCTTCAGGACACCATCGATGACATGAGGAAGAAGCTCCTTGAGACAGAGGAGGAGACGAGCTTTTTCCTCGGCGCCTACAGCCAGCTTGAGAAGATAGAACCCCTCAGGAGGCACGATGACCCGGAAGCTAACGCCCATTACTGGAATGAGAATTTTGCCCAGGAACTTCAATTGAGGCTTCTGTTGCAGAAGCCCCTGGATTTGGATTTGGTGAAGTGCATACTTGCGATGGATCCAGAATCCGCGACCAGAAAGGAAATGATAGGAATATTGGAGCAGATACAAAACAGGGCACTCATCGCCAGCGAACAAGCGAAGTTGTCCGTCAAGGAAAAAAACGATGAGTGAAAGACCATCTAGTTTGGATGTGGGTTATGTGGCCGGGAAGCTTTCTCTTTTTCCCGATGTCTTGGACGACAAGGACAGCCTGTACGAGGTCAGAAACAACGCAGAGACGGTGTTGAGGACGGGACTCCCGTACAACGGCAAGAAAATAATAGTGGAGGACACATCCCCTTTTCCCCCGACGGGCATAATAAGAGTGGGATTGCCCGCGGGAGTGGCGGGCGAGGCGGAGCTGATCTACTACGGCTCCAAGACCGAAAATGCATTCAAGGATCTTGTGAGGGGGTTTGCGGGATCAAGACAGAACCAATGGCCTGCGGGAACTTCGGCCACAAACGCGGTGACGGCCGAGCCGCACAACGCCGTCAAGGACGCGATCATAAACATAGAAAAAAGAGTGGGACTTGAAACCAAACCCGATCCAGGGAGCCTGAACAGAAGGCTGAAGGACATGGAACTGAAATTTCTGTCTCCCAAGGCGGTTTTCAGGTCGTATCCGAGAGTCGTAGGGCCGGGAAAGCCGGTCAGGTTCCAGAACTTCTCCGAAGGAGATGTCATCAGAAACCTTTGGGACTTCGGAGACGGCGGACAGAGCATGGAAAAGAATCCGACCTACACCTATGCTAAAGAAGGGGTGTACACGGTGCGACTTCACATAGTCACAAATACGGGAGCCCAAGGAATATCCACGAAGACCAATTATCTGACCGTCTCGGAGGACGAAAAGCCGTCTTTCTTCTACGCAAAGAAACTCAATTCGCCGGCTCTCACCTACAGTTTCGTTGACCAGACGGACGGGGACATACTTCAGAGGTTCTGGGTGTTCGGCGACGGGGAGAGCCTCAAGGAGGAGGATCCTGCGAAGCACGAAGTGTCTCATACGTACCAGAGTCCAGGACTCTACGAGCCATCATTGCTGCTGGTGTTTGCGGGAGACAAGGTCAGAAGAGTTTTTCTCAGCGAAATGCTGGAGGTGTCCTGATGGCCAACATGCCGAAAACCAGCGACTTCCCGAAGACTTTAGACAACGACAAAAACCTCTTTCTCGTCCACGATGCGCTGAGAGTCAGGCTTCTGGAGGACTACAACCCGGGGGACACTTCGATAATAGTAGAGGGCGACGAGTCAGTCATGTATAAGTTCCCCCCGAACGGACTCATAACGCTCACGGAGCAGTGCGAGGACATAGACAAGAGGGCTTTGAGTTTCTACTACAATTCCAAGACATCCACAAGTTTCGACGAACTTGAAATCCTAGAAGAGTTCAAGGATCTTGATGTTGCCAAACCAAGAAGAACAACAAATGTCACGATGAATGTGACAGACAGACATCACAATCATCTCAAAGACGCTCTGATTTCCACGCAGTACTTCCTAGGGACGAGGTACGACGGCGAGGACGACGAAACCATCACCGGGAGAATAAAATACGTGGAAAGGCTTGCCCTTTCCCCAAAGGTCTGGTTCTCCTCTGATTCGACGGTCGGGATCGCTCCCTTGAAAGTAACTTTCAACAACGAGAGTTTCAGACTTGGCGACGGCAAGATAACAATGACCTGGAGATTTGGGGAGGGGCCCGACCTGGTTCGGGAGTACGACGGATCTTCAGATTTTCTGTCAAGGAACGAAGTTGTCGGAGGAGTCTCCATATCAGGAGGTTCTCTGACAAAGACATATTCATCCCCCGGAACTTATACGGTGAGGCTGACGGTGGAGAATGAACACGGCAAGGATTCGGTAGAGTTCGTGAATATGATAAACGCAAGAAGCGAGTGTCCTGATACGGCTGTGATACAGATAAATCACAGGGCTTCGCAGAATTACTACCAGGGAAATGTCGCGCAGGGAGTCTTCCCAAGAATAAGATCTGTGGCGAACAGTTTCATAGATATGGAGGTGCCTTCCGGTCTCAATCCATCGAATCCGGGACACAGGTACTCGGGAGAGAAGGTTGACGGCAACGGAAATCCGATAGATCCGATCGAGGAGTACACATGGTCTTTGGGAGATGATCTTCCCCATTCCGACTACAGGATAGCCAAGGCCTCGTACAGCCTCGGGGGGTACTACGACATAAATCTCAGGGTAGACACGATCTACGGGGCGTACAGGATCACCAAGTACCCGAACTCAATAGACATAGTTGAATCAAGCAACCTATGGATGTTCAACCACACCTCTTTGAACGCCAACGGAAGCGGCGTTGTCAAGGCCTATGAATTTGGCCTTCAGAGCGAGACATTCAAGACGCTCGGCTCGCAGACGCTTCAGGTAAGCAGAGACAATTCATTTTTGGACCACTACGGATCCCAGGACTACTACTCTGATGCGCTGGCCAGGTCAAAAAGGGAATTCTCCAGAAATGTGGAATTCGTCCAGGCGGGCACCGGAAGTTCGGGAGGCGGGGGAAATTCTCTCCTCATGTGGGCTGGCGGTGGGGCTGTGGTAGACGGAAAGAAAATCCACATAAGGAAGTACAACGCATTTGATGACCACTACGAAAGCGTGCCAGACATATCTAACAGGCCATGGAACTGGGCGGCGTTGAATTCTGCCGACAAAACATACTTTCTGTTTGGGGAGGATCAAAGCCCGTCATCCGGAATCAACATTGCCTTCCCGCAAAGACTAGACTATGACCTTGCGACTCAGACGGCCTTGTCGCCGACAATCCTGCAGTTCTCTTCGTTTGAAAATGGTGCCGACGAGCTTCTTAATCACCCCTCGTTTTTTGACGAGTCGGGAACGCCCACCAACGGCAACTTCGCAGTTTACAGAACGGCATGGAAGGATTCTTCGGGGTACATAATTCGCAATTCTTCAGTGAATGAGTTCTTCAGGCTTTCGGATTTCTACAGAACAAACGGCAGTCTCTCGAGTCCGTTCGGAACGATCACCAAGCTACCAAGCATCGTCGGATCCGTCAAACTAGAGGGGCAGCTCGTCAGCCTCTCCAACGGAGTCTTTCTGTTCAACAATACTGGAGAAATATGCGCCTGGAACGACACCTCCCTCACATGGGAGGTCGGTCGAGCAAACTCTTCTTCGGTCTCCTTCAGATCACTACAGGACTTTTCCGTGTCGGGATTTGATGACAGATCAAACACGCTCCTTGCGGTTTCGGATGGAGACAGGGCCGCATACCTCAGTTACGACTATAGCCCCAAGGCCTTCATAAAATTCGATGGGACAGACCTGACTTTTTCGGTCGTAAGGACAAGGCCATCAGGATCCCAATTTAAGATGGGCATTTACTAAATAACAAACCATGCCAACAGGATTCCCCCCGCAAATAGCTTACCCACTAGCACTGGACTCTGACCGAACCCTCTACCTCGTGTACAACACGAGCGAGGCCAGAACCACCGCAGAGAACTCGGCCTGGGAAGAGGAAATACAGATAGTCCCGGTGGGCGACTGCCAGCAGGAGATATGGGCCGAAAACGGTTTCGCCAACATATCCGGAGAGATGTTTTACTATGATGCGGTGGAAAAAAACGATCCCGCAGGAAGTGGCGCTACATTGGGCAATGTCAGGGTCGATTCAAAGGGTTCCATCTTGTCCGTATCTGTGCTGAACGGGGGACAAGGATACTGTCTCCCGGAGATCGCGGTAAAAGGCAAGGGAACGGGCGCCCGGCTGAAGGCTGTCGTATCGGGCGGATCAATAGAAAGAGTGGAGGTGGTCAGATCGGGAACGGGATACGAGGACGGATCTACAGTACTGGAACTAGAGGGAAAGATATTCAAGCTCAAGAGATGCCTGAGGAGCATGGGGGGCAAGCCCACGAAATTCAATCCTTCGGGCACTTGGGTTCGGGGATTTGTCATGGCGGAGCATCACAACCAAATTGTAGATGCGACCATATCAATAGAAAAATACATATTTGATCTGGAGGCCAGAGTAGCGAAACTAGAGGAGGAACCCGTCTGTTCGGACGACGCCTACTGTGCAGAGGTGACCTTGGAGACGAATGTGTCCCAAGATCCAGAGGGATGCAGGGAAACTACGATGCAGTACAGCGTCATCGTCAACGGGACTTTCAGCACGTTCACGCTTGACTTTGGTGACGGACAGTCCACCAGTTCTATTCAATCAGGAGTACACACCTACGCCTCGGGAGCGAATATAGATCCCGTCGTGACAGTTGTCGGAAGCGACTGCACTGTTGTTCAAACCCCCATCTCAAGACAGAAGGGGGGCGTTCCGGAAGTTCCCGAAACACCTACCTTTGTGATACCAATTCCTCAAGTTCCCAATTTTCCGGAAATATCCATCCCGGACTTTCAGCAGCCAAATCCGCAAATAGAACTTCCGCAGATAGTCTTCCCGTGCTTGAATGTTTCGCCAATAGGCACAGACATAAATATTCCAAGCATAATAAACATTGTTCCTCCGGTGATATCCTTCGTGCCTCCGAGTATATCCCCTGTCAGTTTTACATTCGGCCCCGCCCCCACAATTTCGCCCGCAAGCTTCACGTTCGGCCCTGCTCCGAGCATATCGCCCGCAAGCTTCACGTTCGGCCCTGCTCCGAGCATATCGCCCGCAAGCTTCACGTTCGGCCCTGCTCCGAGCATATCGCCCGCGAGCTTCACTTTCGGTCCTGCTCCGAAGATATCTCCCGCGAGCTTCACTTTCGGTCCTGCTCCGAAGATATC